TATCTCGCTACTATACTGTGACGAGTTTGCGTTTGTTATGCCTAACATTGCGGAAGAGTTTTGGACTTCGATATCACCTACACTGGCAACAGGTGGTCGTGCTATTATTACAAGTACACCTAACAGTGACGAAGACACATTCGCTACTATTTGGAAACAAGCAGAACAAAAGTTTGATGAACACGGTAATGAAAGCGAAGTAGGAATAAACGGATTTCATTCATTTAGAGCAAATTGGGAAGAACATCCTGATCGTGACGAGGAATGGAAGACTGCTGAAATTGGACGTATTGGTGAAGAAAAGTTCCGCCGTGAATATGGCTGTGAGTTTTTAGTATTTGATGAAACTCTAATTAACTCTATTAAACTTGCAACAATGGAAGGTGTAAGTCCTATATTAAATATGGGACAAACACGCTGGTACAAAAAGCCAACTAATCAATATACATATGCTATTGCTTTAGATCCGAGTATGGGCACAGGAGGAGACTATGCTGCTATACAGGTATTTGAATTACCTAGCTATGAACAAGTTGCAGAATGGCAACACAACCAAACTGCTATACCCGGACAAATTAGAGTACTGTCAGATATTTGTAAGTATATAGAACAAGAAACAAAAAATACACAAGGAATATATTGGAGTGTAGAAAACAATGGCCTGGGAGAAGCCGCACTTATTGTTATCAATGACTTTGGGGAGGAAAATATTCCTGGTCTGTTCGTTAGCGAACCAATCCGCAAAGGACATGTTAGAAAGTTCCGCAAAGGATTCAACACAACGCACAGCACCAAAGTTACAGCTTGTTCCAGACTCAAAACAATGATAGAAAATGATAAGATGCGTGTACATTCAAAACCTTTAATCTCAGAATTAAAAGGCTTTGTCGCTACAAACACAAGTTATCAAGCCAAAGTAGGTATGACTGATGATTTAGTGAGTGCTACACTGTTGGCTTTGCGTATGATAGATGTTCTTAAAGATTGGGATCCGAGAGTTTACGACACTTTTAATCAGACAGATCATATAGAAGAACATGATATGCCAATGCCTATTTTTATTAGCTCGAATTATTAACAGTAGATAAATACAATATGAAAGACTTAGATAAAATTAGCGAAGAATTGTTTAACAAGATCCGTGGCCGTTTCAAAGACGTTACAATTGGTGATGAAGATGGTAATGTTACAAACGAACCAGGAGCAGCAAGATTCTTTGATTTTCCGTTTAAGGCTAATGACAAATCATTAGGTAGTATAAGTGTAAGTGTTAACGAAGGTGAACTAACTGTAATTTATAGTACTGAGCTTGTAACTAATGAAGACGAGTTAACTAAAAAGTCTTGGTATGATTTTTTAAAAGAACTAAGACAGTTTGCTCGTAAAAGATTATTAAACTTTGACACAAGAAATATTACAAAGTCTAACTTAGATAAAAGAGATTATAAATTTTTAGCAAAACGCTCTGGGGATAGTAGCATGAATGAAAGTAAGTTATATGGTACATCGCGTATTAGTTATCAGAATGTAGGCGAAGCACGTATTATGATTAAGCACAGCGAAAGTATCAATCAAGAAAGCGCAACAGGACGCACACAAAAAATAGGAAAGATTTATATTGAGTCGCCCGAAGGCGAACGGTTTAAATATCCTTTCAAGCATCTAAGTGGTGCTAGAGCAATGGCAATGCATGTTGCTGAAGGCGGCAATGCGTATGATGACTTTGGAAAACATATTGTAGGACTAAGTGAAGAACTTGCTAAACTACGTAAGTTTAAAAGTTATATGGGACGTTCAAGCGTAATGGCAGAAAGCCTAGCAGGATACATGGACGTTGTACAAGAGCGTATCAAGACAGTAAAGAAAACAATTGAAACACTTCAAAAACCAGCAGCATACAAAGAAGCATTTGAATCTTTTGAATCCCCAGTACTAGAAGATGTTCCTGCAGATGTTGCTGAAAATTGGATTGATCAACTTACTATCAAACAATTTAATGAAGAACTAAAAGATGTATTTCCTTACATTTACAAACTTGTTTCAGAAGCAACAAAAGCAACAGAACTAGGTCCAGATGATTTAGTAGACGAAGGCGAACGTCACGGCAACGATAAAATGTATGACAAGTGCTGGGACGGATACAAGAAAGTACCAGGCAAGAAGCGTGGCGAAAAAGGTTCGTGTGTAAAAGAAGAAGAAGAGCTAGAAGAATTGTTTAACCAATCACTAGGCCAGTTTGCAGAAGGCGCAATGAAAGATCAGCTTATCCAAGCAATGGAAAAGATTGCAGCTGATGATAGCGGTGATTTACTATATAAAGCACTAAGCAAAGGCGCAATGGGCCCAGACGTACAAAACTATCTACAGGACATGTACGATGATGTAGCTATTGATCACGGATTACACCCAGATGATGACCATGACGAAATCGAACAACGCATGTGGGATCAGATCGAAGCAGACTACGGAATGGGAGAAGGCAATGCATATGCTAACGCTGTGCGTCAGGCTAAAAAAGATGGCAAGAAAAAAGGTGACAAGATTGACGGTCCAGACGGTGATGAAATTACACTAGAAAAGGACAAAAAGGCACCATTAGGCGAGTTTATACTATCATACTATGATAGAGAAACAGGCGAGTTTCCAAAAGGCGAAACAGCCGTACTTACTATGATAGAAAAAGATTACGGCGAGCAGTTCATAGAACCCGCTAAGGCCTTTATCGAACAAGTTAATCAAACTTTTGAAGAATTCCAGATGCGTACACAACCACAGCAGTTGGATATAGAAGAGTTTGACAGAATGAGAGAGTTAGCGGGTTTAAGGTAATCCGCTAACTTCTTAAAAAAATTTACAAAAAGTACTTGACTTTTGGTAAATAATATCGTATAGTATATATTGTGCTATACGAATAAGGCACAAAGCACATAGGCATAACAATAGGAGGCATAACTATGGCATCATTAGCAGAAATCCGAGCAAAGCTCAAAGAACAAGAAAACCGTTCAAGCGGTAACACAGGACCAAGCGGTCCAAACCCAATTTACCCATTTTGGAATATGAAAGAAGGCGAGAGTGCAACACTCCGTTTCCTTCCTGATGGCAACGCTGATAATACTTTCTTTTGGAAAGAGCGTTTGATGATCAAACTTCCATTTGCAGGTGTAAAAGGTGAAACTGATTCACGTCCAGTACAAGTACAAATTCCGTGTATGGAAATGTACGGTGAGACATGTAACATTCTTAATGAAGTACGTGGTTGGTTTAAAGATCCAAGTCTAGAAGATATGGGTCGTAAGTATTGGAAAAAGCGTTCGTATATTTTCCAAGGTTTTGTAACGGATAATCCACTAGCGGACGACGAAGCACCTGAAAACCCAATCAGACGCTTTATTATTGGTCCTCAGATCTTCCAGATTATTAAGCAGGCACTTATGGATCCTGATATGGAAGAGTTGCCAACAGATTACACAGCAGGTGTAGACTTCCGTTTGAACAAGAGTTCAAAAGGTGGTTACGCAGACTATTCTACATCTAACTGGGCACGTAGAGAGCGTCCACTAGGTGATGCAGAAATGGCAGCAGTTAACACACACGGCTTGTTTGATCTAAATGACTTCTTACCTAAAAAGCCAGATGAAACAGCGATTAAGGTTATGCAAGAAATGTTTGAAGCGTCAGTAGACGGTGAAGCATATGATGCAGATCGTTGGAGCAACTACTTCCGTCCAGCAGGTATGCAAGCACGTACAGGTGATCCGAATGTAACAGCAAGTCCACAAGCAACTGCTGTAAGTCAGAGCGCACCTGCACCAGAGGCAGCACCTGCACCAGTAGCAGAGGCAGCACCTGCACCAACACCAGCGGCTGAAGCAGCTCCTGCAGAAGGCGGCGCTCAAGACATTCTTGCAATGATCAGAGCACGTCAAGGACAGTAATCATACAGTGGGGGAGCAATCCCCCACTTGCTTTTTAGATAGGAGATATTATGGCGACTAAAGCATTCGATCCGACTAAGTTTCGGACTTCGCTAACAAAATCCATTCAAGGTATGAGTGCAGGATTTAACGATCCTACTGATTGGATTAGCACAGGCAACTTTGCACTCAACTATCTTATTTCAGGTGATTGGAACAAAGGTGTTCCTCTAGGCAAAGTAAGTGTATTTGCAGGCGAATCAGGCGCAGGTAAATCGTACATATGTTCAGGTAACATTGTTAAGTCAGCACAAGATCAAGGTATCTTTGTAGTTCTTATTGACTCAGAGAATGCACTTGACGAAGCATGGCTACAAGCACTTGATGTAGATACTTCAGAAGATAAACTACTAAAACTTAATATGTCAATGATTGATGACGTAGCAAAAACTATTTCAACATTCATGGCAGACTACAAAGCAATGGCGGAAGAAGACCGTCCTAAGGTATTGTTTGTTGTTGACTCACTAGGTATGTTATTAACACCTACTGATGTGGACCAGTTTAACAAAGGTGATATGAAAGGTGATATGGGTCGTAAGCCTAAAGCACTAACATCACTTGTTCGTAACACAGTTAATATGTTTGGCAGTCACAATGTAGGACTTGTAGCAACTAATCACACTTACGCATCGCAAGATATGTTTGACCCAGATGATAAGATCTCAGGCGGTCAAGGCTTTATCTACGCATCTTCAATTGTTGTAGCAATGAAAAAACTAAAACTAAAAGAAGATGAAGACGGTAACAAGATTAGTGAAGTGCGTGGTATTCGTGCAGCCTGTAAGGTTATGAAAACACGTTATGCTAAACCGTTTGAAGGTGTACAAGTTAAGATTCCATACGAAACAGGTATGAATCCATATAGCGGCTTGCTTGAATTGTTTGAAGCAAAAGGCGTTATT